CGCAGATGGAGATATGAATCCTGGTAAAATGCCAATACAAGAAATAAACACTAATAATGGCGGTGGTAAAATGCAAAGTTTAATACAGACCTATAATTATTATTTACAAATGATTAGAGATGTGACTGGTTTAAATGAAGCTAGAGATGCTGCAACTCCAGAAAAATACTCTTTAGTAGGCGTGCAAAAACTAGCAGCTGCAAATAGTAACACTGCAACTAGACATATATTACAGTCAGGACTATTTTTAACACAAGAAGTTTGTGAAGCTTTATCACTTAGAATATCTGATATACTAGAATATTCACCTACTAAAAATGCTTTTATTCAGCAAATAGGTGCGCATAACGTGGCTACATTAAAAGAAATGTCTGAGTTACATTTGTATGACTTTGGTATATTTATAGAATTAATGCCAGATGAAGAAGAAAAACAGTTATTAGAAAACAATATACAAGTTGCTTTGTCTCAACAAACAATAGATATAGAAGATGCTATTGATCTTAGAGAAATAAAAAATGTAAAGCTAGCAAATCAACTATTAAAAGTACGTAGAAAGAAAAAGCTAGAAAGAGATCAAAAAATACAACAAGAGAATATAATGGCTCAATCACAGGCTAATATACAAACTCAACAGGCTTCTGCTCAAATGGAAATGCAAAAAAAACAGTCTGAGTCTAAGTCTATGCAAGAGTTAGAAGGTATAAAAGCTAAATTTGAAGCAGAAAGAATGATGCAAGAAGCAGAGCTTAAAAAACAGTTAATGGACCATGAGTTCCAGATACAGATTAGATTAGCTAAATTACAAGCTGATGCTATGAAAGCAAAAGAAGATAGCAAAGAAGATCGTAAAGACGAAAGAACAAAAATACAAGCTACACAACAATCTCAGTTAATTGATCAAAGAAAAAACGATTCACCACCAAAAGATTTTCAGCAAGAAGATATTGAAATGGGTGGCGCTGCACAAGATCCGTTAGCTGGAATAATGGGCATGTAAAATTATTAATTATTATTATATTATATTATGGAAGAAAACAAAGAAAACGTGGCTGAAAAGCCTAAAGTAGACGATAAAGTTGAAAAAATAAAAATAAAGAAAAAACCTAAAAAATTTGAAAAAACACCAGATGTCATTAAAGTTGACATGAGTAAACCAAAAGAAAATGAAACTAAAGAAGATAACACTGACAACGACGGAGTGGTTACAGAGCTTAAAAATGCCGAGCCCGTACAAAAACAAGAAGAAGTACAACCGGAAACAAAAACACAAGAAGCTCCAGTATTAGAAGAAATAACAAACGAGACACCTCCACCACCAAAACCAGAATTACCTAAACAACCAGATTTACCAGAAAATATACAAAAGGTTGTTGACTTTATGAAAGACACGGGTGGTGATCTAAATGACTATATGAATTTAAATAGAAATTTTGATGATTTACTTAGGTCTTATTACAAAGATACAAAACCACATCTTGATGATGATGAAATAAACTTTTTAGTACAAGAAAGTTTTGATTGGGACGAAAAAATAGATGACGAAAAAGATGTGAAAAGAAAAAAACTAGCGTTAAAAGAGCAAGTTGCCAGCGCTAAAGCCTACTTGGACGGGCTAAAGTCTAAATACTATGAAGATATTAAAATGGGGTCTAAGCTTACTAACGAACAGCAAGAAGCTATTAAATACTTCAATGAGTCGCAAGAAAGATTAAAGATTCAAGAACAAGCTCAGTCTACATTTTTACAAAAAACTGATCAAGTTTTTAATAATGAATTCAAAGGATTTGAATATAATATTGGAGACAAAAGGTTTAGGTATAATGTAAGTGATACTGAAAAAGTAAAAACAAACCAGAGTGACATTAATAATTTCATAAGAAAGTTTCTTAATGAAAATGGTCAAATGGAAAATGCTAGTGGTTATCACAAAGGACTGTTTACAGCTATGAATCCTGATGCTATTGCAAATCATTTTTATGAGCAAGGTAAAGCAGATGCTTTGAGAGAAAGTATATCTAAATCCAAAAATGTTAATATGGATCCTAGACAATCTTTTACAGCACCTAAAACAGGGTTTAAAGCAAGAATTGTTAGAGATAATAATAATCATAAAACAGCGACATTTAAAATTAAAAAACGAAAATAACTAAAAATTTAAAATTACAAAATTATGGCAATTACAGGTGCATCGAATACAGTGCCAGCTCCAATACAGCAAACACTGTCTTCGAATTATATTGATTTTGCTACGCTTGGGTCTTCGGACGGATGGGCGCAGCAATACCTGCCTGACTTAATGGAAGCAGAAGCTGAGGTGTTTGGTAACAGAACTATCTCTGGTTTTCTTTCACAAGTTGGTGCAGAAGAGGCTATGACTGCTGATCAAGTAGTATGGTCTGAACAAGGAAGATT